ATGGAATAAGGTTAACAGTTGCAAAACTGTTGTAACCGTTAATAAATTATCATTAGTTTCCAGGCGACATGGTAGTATGTTGTTTGGTGAATTATGTGGATAGTCATAAATATGAATGAAGATATAAAAAATAAACTGAAAGAATATATTTCTAAATATAGAAATTATGCATTAGCTCTTAATGGGTGGATGAAATTAAAAAATAAAAGTTTCACCACTATGGATGCGTTAGAAGCTATTTTTATAGCAGCTAATGGAAAACCTACGGAAATGAATAATATCATTACAACATTAACAAAAAAGGATAATGTATATGGAAGAAGAGGGCATGTTTATAGTGATGTTCCTACAACTTCTATTGATATAAACTACGATAATGGTAAATTGTCAGTTATAGGATATAAAGGTGTAGTGAATGAACCTAAAACAAACAATATTAGCCCAAGAAATCCAAATATATTTAGAAAAAGTGATGGACAGACTAATAAACAATATCAACAAGCTGAAGTGAATTTTAACAAGATAGGAAGTGACATGAGACAGTTGTTCCCTACTGATAGTAAAGATGATTTGTATAAAAAACTTATTGCTGTTAAAGTTTTTGCTAAAGAACATAAAGTAAGCTATGATAAGGTTTTGGATGCAATTAGGAAAGGGCGTTTAAAATTTGGATTTGATGATAATGTTTATAAATTATCATATAATAAATTTAATGAGTCTAAAAAAATTATTGTTGGCGAAAATGCAATAAAAGTATTTGAAGCTATTGAAAATGAAATGACATATTATTCGTTTTTATCCAATGTTAAATCATTTCTTAAAGATTTATTAAACAATCCTTCAACTGCTAAGCCTTCAATAGAATTAATGGCTAAAGGATTTAATCGTAGTAAATTGTTATCTTGCCTGATAAACAAAGGTATTATAACAAGAGATGAAAAAATAGTTGATAAAGATGAAAATGGTAATCCACAAACAGCAGTTATGAATGTGAAATATAAAGTCCCTAAAAAAGATTTTGACCGAAAAATGAAGAAATTTTATATTAGTGTGTTTGAAAAAAATTTACCAGAGTCAATATCACATAATCAATATAGAAGTATAAAACTTGAAGATGGTGGTGATGGTGCAACAAATTCAACTGTATCAGGGCAATTTTCGCAACCTATATTTGGTGTTCAAAGACGTGAAATATACAACACCAAACCTAATGATGATATTGAAGAATCTACCACAACAACGAATACAGGAGATTACCAATATACTGTACCATTTCCAGGGGATAAATCCACTTTAAAGCGTAAAAATGGAAAGGATGGGTCAATTTCAATAAACAGAATTAAATAGTTATTTTATGAATAATATAAATATTTATGGTATAGAAAGTGAAGCTAATGTGATTGATAAAATCAATGATATTAACTCACAAATAGGCGAAGAATTAGACAAAAATGTTGATGAAATTGACAAGGAAAAAATCTTTAAGTTAAGATACCAACAATTCATACAAGGTTTAAAACTTCAATACGCGAAATAAATAAATAACAAATAATATAATGGAAATTACTTATACTTTTGGCGATTTAAAAAGAGTTATCAAGGAAAGCACAAATGAATTTAAACCTAAGATGGGAACTAATGTGATAAGAGATAACGCTAAGAATAATGTAAAGGCTGTAAAGGATATTGAAAAGGAAGTTAAGGAATATGATGGTGGTCTAACAAATGAGACAGATGATAAAAAAGCCAATACTCCTGAAGATGTGGATTATAACAGAACTACATTAGATGCTGAATTTGCTGATGAACCAGGTGAAGCGTATATTGCTCGTGTAAAAGCACAAGTGAATGGTTTTCCTTCAGTTGAAAATGAAAAAAAATCAAAAATAAAAGACGAAAATCAAGGTCTTGATTTTACAGGCAATGAAAGATTATATGATGATTTAAAAAAACGTAATGCAGAGTTTACTAAACGTGAAGTTGAAAGAGCACATGCAGGTTTGAAATCGCATAATATGCCTAAAAAAGATTTTGAAAAACCAAATATGTTTAAAGAAAATAAAGATAATGATATGACTGATAATAAAAAAATGAAGAAATTATACTTCAAGCATACTAAATTCCTTAGTGAAAATCAAATGATTAAAAAAATTCCTGATGAGTATAAGGTAGATGGGAATAAATTCATTATGAAAGATGCTGCTAATAATGAGTATCTAGTTGAGTGGACTGTTGATAGTAAATTTAATTATGGTGAAGCGAGAGTTTTACAACATATCAACAAAGAACAATTGAATGAAGATATGAAACGTATTAAAGATATGTTCGGTTATAAAAGTTCAGATGTATTCCAAACAACAAATGCACAAACCAGATTGAATGAAGAAAGAAAATTAAACTCATTTATAGATAAAGTAAGAAACATCAATACAAAAATTAAGTAGAAAAAAATATAGTACCATGTCTTTAGAAACTGAAAAAAATGTACCCTTCTTGGAAAATATGATAAAACTTGTTGAAAGCTATGGTTTGATTAGGATATTTAAGGCAATTTTGGTATTGTTTGTTTTCTTATTTGTTGTGTATAACACACAAAATTCTAACCAGATAATTGATAAAATTATTGAACGGAATAAAATTGAACATAATAACGCTTTAGAATATAGAAAACAAATTAATCCTGAAGTTGATAGGATTTTAAGTAACTTGTTAATTAATTCAGAAGCTAATAGAGCATTTGTTATTGAAATGCATAATGGTACTAATAATATGTCTGGTTTACCTTTTTATTATGGAGAAATGACATATGAGAAAGTAACACCAGACATAAAATATATTAGTGATGAATATACCAATATGACATTATCCAGGTTTACATTTACTAATTACATTTATGAGCACCATTCATGGTATGGTGATATGGATGAAATGTTGTCAATTGATGGGAAATTGGCTAACATGATGAAAGAAAATAATGTAAGTTATATGGTTTTTTCTTGCATTCACGGCAGTGAAAGTGCAATAGGTTATGTTGGTGTTACATATTGTAATGGCTTAAAGCCAAAAGATGTATATAGAAGTATTGGCTATGTTAATTTAAGTGCTCAAAAATTATCATCATTGTTAGATATGAAACAAGTTAAACGTTAAATAATATGATTAAATACACAAAACAGCAAATATGGGATTTTATTCAATGGGTGCTGATAGTTCTTCTATTTATCGCCTGTTTTTATGTTGGCAAAGAGAATTATGATTTGAACAATAGTTTGGAGTTTAAGATGGGTAATATATACACACGAATATATGACAGTCAAAAGATTGAGTTGCTTGAAGCTGAAAATAAAGCACTTTATGATTCAATCAAACATCTTAAAAATATGGAAAGCGTTGTTGAAGTGCGTTATAAATATTGTTATACCACTGATACTATTTTTGTGACCAGTAATGATACAGTAAAAAAAGATAGTGTTTACCATTATACATCAAATAGCGATACAATTTCTTACAATTTAGATATATCAGCTAAACAAGTGCATTGGCATAAATTGGACTTTACATTGAACAATAAATTCTTGATTGTTACGAAAGAAAAAGATGGAAAAGTTCAAACTGATATTAGCACTAATATTGGAAGCATTGAAGGCACTACTATGTGGCATAGAAAAAACAAATCCTTTAAAGATAGATTTGTAATCGGACCACAAGTTGGCGGTGGATATGATTTCTTAAACAAAAAACCTACCCTATACGTTGGATTTGGAGTTACTTATGATTTATGGTAACATATAAAGAAATTATAGAATAGATAAAAATGCTGTAAAAATGTTGACTTTTACAGCATTTTTTTTATTTTCTTAAAAAGAAAGATTTTATGACATTAAAAATAATAGTATTTATTCTTTGTTTAGCAATTATGAACCTTTTAAGAGAGGGCACATTATTTGGAATTGCAATAAACCGTGAGACAAAATTTGAGATTTCAAATAATAGATTGATAATATTAGGGGTTTCTATTGCATATATATTAACAATAATATTTACTGGGTTAACAATTTAAATAATGGCAGCAGGAATACAAGATAGATTAATTAAATTAGCACCATATAATCCAGGTTTTAATTTGTATAGTGGGCAAATAATAATACACGTAACTTATAAACCTAATTGGAGAGTGCTTGAATCTTATGATGAAGCAGTTAAAATTGCTCGTGATGATAATAATCAGTATCAATATTTTTATTATGCATCAACTGAAACGGATTTTAATAGGATTTTTGATGTGATTGACACAACAGTCAAGTTTAATAATGAGGCTGAATTAAAAAGAGAATTATTAATTCAAAAAGTAAATGAATTACAAAAACTGTTTGAAGTGGAGGATTTGGAAACTTTGCAAACTTTGGAGTTTAAAGTTAAAAAGAAAAAAGTTAGAGCCAAAAAAGAAAAAATTGCTGAAGATAAACAAATTGAAGCTGAAGAAACAAATTTTGAAATTCAACAAGAAACGGAAACAGAAATAAAAGATAATAAAGAATTGGTATGAGTTGGCTAATATTCATTATATATATGTTTACTGCATATGGAATAACTAATATGTTAGTTTATCTAAGAGGACCTCTTGGTGTGTTTGAATTTATTAGAGAAACTGCTAATAAGATTCATTCTAATTTGGGTGAATTGTTTTCGTGCATGGCATGTTGTTCTACATGGATTGGATTATTTTTTAGTCTAATAAATCTATTAATAATACCTTCAATGGCATTGACTCCTGCATTTCTGATTTTAGGCACAACTACAAATTTATGGTGGCTAAAACTGATAATTGATATGGCATGTACATCTGGGTTTGTGTGGATAATGCATAATTTTGAAGAAATGACAGAAAGAATTTATAACAATGACTGAAATTGATAGACAAATAGAAAAAGCTAAGAACGAAAGAGAAGCGTTATTAGCTGAAGTAACAAATACACGTGATAAGTTTGCAAAATCATTACTTTCAGGTGAAGGGGAGAAAATTAAATCAGAAATAAATAAACCAATTATTATACCAAAAAAGAAAAAATTTATGTATAGGGTTAAAAAGTTTTTTGAAAGAATAATAAATACAATATCTTAATCTTATGGCTAAAAAACGATTATTAAAGATTTCTGAATTATTTGATTTATCTTCAGCAATCAAAAAACAATTGAATGATGATTATGCATATGAGAATATGACAATTGAAATTATTCTAACCGATAAAGAGTTGAGAATGCTTGATGAAGAGTTATTTTTCAGAAATAATCCATCAGCCAAAAAATCGGAATTTATACACGCTGATATAGTAACAGCAACAATTAACAATATAAAATATATTTTCAAAACAGAAGAAAAGCCTGATTGATTCAGGCTTTTATTGCTTTAGATAAAATCATTATTCGATTTTTATCATTATAGTTGTAATATAATATTGGTATATTATTTTCACTACATAATTTTAGTTTCTGTTTATCTCTTTCTTGCATTTTTTTAAATTCTTCTTCCCCACCAAACATTTCTCTTGGCTCAAAATGTTGTTTTCCTTGACATTCAATTGCAATATTATAATCAGGTAAATAAAAATCTAAACTTAGAAATTTTTTAAGTTTCAACCAATTAAATCTCTTTTGTCTTTCATATTTAATATTTTTATTATCTAAGTATTTTGCAACTTCTCTTTCTAATCTGCTTTCTTTACAGTTTGGACATTCATGTCCAATTAAATGATGTTTAGGTGTTTGCCAAAACTCTCCATGTTCAGGACAAATGATGCAAACAGGTGTTTTTTGACCTTTATAGTCAACTTTTGAATAATCATACTTATTGTTATATTTCATGATGGATTTATTTATAAATCCATCTCTTGTCATTGTTAATATTTTTTTAATTAATTCAATTTTGCATTTTGGGCATCTTTGACCTTGTAAATGATTGTTAGGCTTTTGCCAAAATTCTCCATGTTCAGGACAAATGATACAAACTTTTTCATCAGTTTTATTATAATTTACTTTTGAATAATCATATTTATCACCATGTACTTTTTTAGCTTTTTCAATAAAAAATGCTTTGTCTAAATATCGACCAGCGCATTTAGAGCATCCTTTTCCTTGTAAATGAGCAGATGGTGTTTGCCAAAATTCTCCATGTTCAGGACAAATGATACAAACTTTTGTATAACTATTATTATATTCTACTTTTCTATAATCATATTTATAACCATGTTTTTGAATTGCTTTCCAAATAAATTCATAACGGTCTAATTTTTGTCTATCTCTATAACATTTTTGACAACCTTTACCTCTTAAATGGTCATGTGGAATCTGCCAAAACTCTCCATGTTTAGGACAAATTATACAAACCTTTGTTTTTGTGTTAATATATTCAATCTTAGAGTAATCATATTTATCACCATGTACTTTTTTAGTTTCCTCAATAAAAGAAATATTATCCATAATTTTTTATTTTTTTTTAATAT